GTACAGAGGAGTGAAATTAATAAATGATAGTGAATTGTACAATTCAGTTCTAAACTATTTCATGAACATTTTCTCCTCCCCAAATATCCCTTCAACATCTTCTGATATGCCAGAACCTGCATATCAATCATCTAGAGTCCAAACAATTTTGGAAACAGTGAATAGATATAAAGATAATTGCGATTATGATAAACTATTTGAACATGTTGTTAGAGAACTCAAAATAAATGAGTGCTTTGATGAAGGTATGGAATTACAAACATACCTTGATTTTGAAAGTCTAACTGATGTTGCTCGAAATTGTTTAAACAATTTTGAAAATGTTTGTAGATCACCAATATTTCTTAAATTATACAAAATACTAATGTATTCATTAAGTTTCTCTATGATATCAAAATTTGGTATCAGTTTTGATAACTTAGGTTATACAAAAATGGAAGCTGAAGCTATAAGAAAGAAATATTATAAAAAGAGCAATTTTATATATTGTATTTTGGATACATTGGTCTTCGTTTTTGAACGAGGGATTCAATGTATGAAAACCGGAGAACTATCTCCTATATTTCACTCTGGTACAACTTATTCTAAATGGTATGATGATGCCAAATTATTGGAAAGACAAAATTTGTTAATTAATGATCCTGAACCACATGGTTTTACCGAATTTGATTTTTTGCAGAGACTGAGTGATAATATAGAAAAAGGAGAGTCTATAGTTAAATACACTACTCCTTCATCTTCTGAATATTCATCTATAAAATATTTGTTAAACAGTCTTAAAATGATTCAGACAGAACATTTAACTTTAAGAAAAGCTTCTGAATCACGAAAACCACCTTATTCAATTTTGATTAATGGTGAATCTGGTATTGGTAAATCTACAATTAAGGATTTACTCTTTTACCATTTTGCTAAGGTTAACAAATTACCCAATACTGATGAATACAAATATACTAGAAATCCTGTAGCTGATTTCTGGGATGGTTTTCGAACCAGCATGTGGGCAACTTTTTTAGATGATGTTGCTTTTTTGAATCCTAAGATAGCTGGTCAAGGTGATCCTTCAGTTCTTGAATTTATTCAGATAATCAATCCTGTACCATTTTGTCCTAATCAAGCATCTCTAGAAATGAAAGGCAGAACTCCTTATAAAGGTAAATTATGTGTTGCTACAACTAACACAAAAAATTTAAATGCTTATCATTATTTTAGTCATCCATCTGCTGTTCAAAGAAGATTTCCTTTTATTATCACTCCTGTGGTAAAAGATGAATATCAGACTGATGATGGAA